TTCTTGACCCTGTCGTCCCAAACCATTATCCATTTCAGCCAATGGCTGAGAAACATACTTGCCAGTTGCCGCATTAAACTTGGTTGCAACAATTTGAATACCGTTTTGACGGTGGATGTGCATGAGGTCGAACAGGTCGTACTCTACACCTCCAATCTTGATGTTAGCGGCCTCGCCAACGTCAACTCTATATCCTTTTGGAGCAGCAGCCCATACTGCCGCACGTAACTTCAATACTGCAAACATCAAATCATCAAGCAAACCCTTCACGCTACGCGTAGGAGATTGTCCGTTAATTCGATGAATTACATACGAACTCATTGGAGAAAGGCCCTTCTGCATTTGGTTAGGCTTCTTTCTCCACTCATAAATTTTATCTTGTCCAGTACCGGAAATAATATACGAACCTTCGTACCAATAGTTACAACTTACTTCGTCGTATGTGTCTGTCGGATTCTTTTTCTTTTCGTCTACTGGCTTGTTGTTGCGGATATAGCTTCCGTAACCCTGTTTGTTTATGCGCTCTACATACTGCTTATGGTCTGTAGATAAGTATTCGAACTTCAATACGTAAACTTTAAAATCCATCCAAACCCAACGATTTGTAGTGGAATCTTTACGTTCAAAAGCCCATTGAGGAATGGTTGATATGTTTGTTTGATACGGAACATACGACTTAGCCATCGCCTGAATCTGCTCTTCGGTGAATCCAGCATCTACAAGTTTGTCGTAAATAGACTGAACCGTTTCCGCTTCAATATGCCCAATAGCAACCGGCTCCTCTTGGTTGTCCTCGTTCCAAAGCATAACCATACGGGCTGGGTCTACGTAATCAAACTTAACCTGGCCTGTAATTGGATCGTTATAAATCTTAGCTGCACGGAAGTGGAAGTCAATCGCATCACGATTAAACTCCATTCTTTTAGCAGACCAGTTAGATGAACGAAATCCAGACTCTGCTAATTTTTCAAGGGCTACTTCATATCTTGCCTTAAAGAATCCCATTCTATCGGCCACTTCAAGCATCTGCTTGTCGGCCGGGATAAACGGAACATTAAACTCAGGAAGACCAAGCTCTCTGGCAATTGGGTTTACAATTTTAGACTTAACATATGTCTCAAACTTTGCCCTCTTCTTGTTGGTAATTACATTTTTATCAAGAGAAACGCAATCTAACCTATAGTCATTGTCAGCAAGAACAGATAAAAGAACATTGGACAGCTTTCTCATTGGAGAAAAAATATCGTAGCTAATATTAGCCATCGCCTTTCTCTGAGCTTTGCTTAATCCCTTGGTTGTTGCTGACGCGTCTCCTTGGCTTATTGACTTTGATCCAATTGGGGATCCGTTAGTAAACCAGTTTTTATATTTTTCTTGAGACTGATTACCGGCGCCGTAGTTTCTAGTTTCCTGCATTTCAGGAAGTTGGGTATACGTAAAATATGTACCCCCCGCACAAAAACGAGTATAAAGCGCTCTCGCACAACGTAATCCAAACTCCGGCTTTAACTTATCGATCTCAGGTATGTTGTCGTTTGGAAACAACATACTACCAAGTATCTGTGGTAATATCATATCTTGTAAATTTAGTTTACCACGACAAATGTAGTAAATTTTTCATTAAATAGTTGAAAACAATCATTCTACATCAAACATTGCAAAGCCACCTTTTATCTCAATTGGCTGGTATACTTCCTTGTAAAGGTCTGGCATTCTGCTTTTTATGGCCCTCATGCACCATCCTGTAGCGGCACACAAGTCATGGTTTGTCAAGTCATCAAGGCCCCTCATCTGGCTCCACTCTTCTACTATCTCCCACATTTTCACGTACTTAACATTGTTGTTAAAGAACGTCATGATGTCTCCGGCCATTTCGTTTTTCTCCGCCTCTCCAGCCCATACTCCTGGTCTTGAGTCCTGCTTTCCATCAGACCCCAAGTCTTTCAAAAGATAACCGTCAAAACCATTATCCCTAAAATACTCGACAAGGGCTTCCCCATCGGGCCACTCAGGGTAAACGTATGCTCCAAGGAATATGGCTGCCTTCAACCATTCCTCGTGGTACTCAGCCTTGTCTTCAGTTTGTCTGTTATAAATCAGGATCCAGTCGTTACTCACCCATTCGTTTCTTGGTTTGTTGTCTGGGTCTACCTGACTATCTCGTTTGTAGAAAACCGCCGCTGCCGCATTTGATTTCTTCTTACCTACTGTGTTTCGCTTATGGAACTTTACCGGGTCACAACAAAGGAAGAACTTGTTCATTACCGATGGGTCTGGAGCGTATATCGGGCCTCGCTCTTTGGGGGGTATATATCCCTCCTCCATTGTAACAACTGTCCTTCTATTGCGCTGATCGTGTGGCGGCAAGTAACTCATGGTCCAGTTTCCCTTTGGATCATTATCAACATACACTTCTCCGCCAAATCTATCGCCCACCCACTTGAAGTTTATTTTAGTTGTGATTGGTGTACGAGAGAACTTGAGTTCCGATATGCGATCACGCATCTTTTCGATAGGCATACCCATATCCTTAGGTATTACAGCAAATGCCTGCTTCCAGGTCATTGGGAAGTTCTGTTGCAACTTGATGAGCTTTTGCCATTCACGCTTACGCTCGAAGTAGTCTGCCTGATTTAGCAGGTAGGACTTTGCGCCTCTGGTAATCCACTTACCCTCGTTGGACATTACAGGCTCCTTAGGATCGTCGATAATACTTGCACCGTACTCGTCAATATATCCTTCTACTGCGTAGTAACCGGGAAGGAAGAAGTTGATGAGTCCAGAAGGCGTTGTGCCGTTCTCATTACGATCAGAGAAATGCGAGTCGTTAGCAATATCAAAGAACTGCGCTCCACCACCGGTGTCCATGTCACCCACCGTAGATGGCATAATGCAGAAACCACGAATGTTTTCACCTCGCTCGATTGCCGGCTTCATCGTGTTGTACCACCACGTCGGGATGTTTTGATCAGCCGCCTTCGCATCCGTTTTCTTCGCTGGCTCGTCACGGTAGACAAATGCGATTTCCGCTTCTCCATCCGCCGCTTTCTCCGTCGATGGGAGCGGCGTGATGAAACACTCCATTTGCTCTGGGACGATTCCTGCTCTTGCTGCTGACGCGATTGCTCCTTCATACTGAAAACGCAAACCTTCCTTTGCCTCTATTCGTCCACGGTAATAAGGTCGAAAGAAGAAAGGAAGTTTGCTTACTGGTGTTTGAATTTGTTTTATGAATATCTTATTTACGGCCTGATCCTCATTCATAGCTTGGATGATGAAGGTCTGGTCCGGCATATTGAGAGTTCCCCACGTGCAGAAGCAACAAGCAATAGCTGTCTTGGCAATACGACGTCCAGAAACGAAGTTGATCCCGTGTACGGTTCTTTTTCCTCTGCTAACAGTTACATTTACGTTTGGCTCCACATAATACTCAAATCCCTGCTCGTTCATATCCTCTACAACATTCTTGACATCTTGGTTAGAGTATTTTGTTTTTACAACGCCTTCTTCCCGATACAGAATTTTGTGCTTATAGAATGCATCCTCTGTGGTGTACGCGTACATGAACAGGTGGAACATCTTGCGCTGGTAGTCGCGGTAGTCTGGACGGTTGTTGTTCTTACCAAAGTTCTTTACTGTCCAAAAGTTGAGAAAGAAATAATTTGCTCCATTGATGTATGTAGGCTTTCCCTTGATGAAACACCAGTATCCAACGTATCTGCGCTTGATCTGAAGTTTGATCCACTCAATCTCCATCGCGTAGTACTTCTGGTTTGACTCAACCTCTTCATAAATATCCTCAAGCCTTACATCGCCTACCTCTTTGTACTTTGATTTATTGGTTGCGTGTTTCTTGTTGAACACAACCTCGTAGATAAGTTTTATCTTCTCAGGAGTTTCCTGATAAGTAAACTTTTGGTCTTTTGGATTCAGGCCATAACCCTCTACATACGTAAGCGCCTCCTCCCTTGTCACTTCTCGCTTTAGGTGGTGAGAATACCATTCCTCTAAGCGCGGAAGCGGGATACGGATTGTATCCAACTCGTCGTCGTCTTCATGGAACGAAACGTATTTGTCCTCCTCATCGTATTCGTACTTCATGGTATAATCTCCGGGAATATCTCTTTTTTCTCACGCCATATGCGGGAGTAGTGTTCTGGCTGTATTCCTAAATTCTCAGCCCTAACAGAGAACGTGATTGCCTTCTGCATGGTAATGCTTGTCTCGTCATTCATGATACGCATACGCGCGTCTACGAGGGTCTGCCTCCAGCTCTCAAGGCCC